TTTAAAGGTGATGCAGATTTCCAAGGTGATAACCTCGAAGCTTCAAGACTGCATATGAAAAGAGCTATTGATAAGTTTGGTGATGATGCACTAAGAGAGCAGATCCAAAAGACCTATATAGGCGGCAATCACGCACTAGCTAAGTTCTTAATCAAAGTAGGGAAGCAGCTTGATGAGAGCGCACCACTAGAAGGCAGCGGCAACTCTAGCGAGACAGTAGACTCTCACACAGAGATGTTAAAAAATATGTATCCGAATCAGTTTGTATAGTCATGCTTGACAGGGTACAGTAAATATAATTACCATATAGACTAAAGAATAGTGTTAAACACTTTCAAGGAGTATAAAATATGTCAACATTAAACGGAAAGAATCTTTCTCTTTACGACTTGGCGCAGATGCCAGAAAGTAACGGTGTGAAAGATATTATTAATCTATTAGCCGAGTACAATCCTATCCTTACCGATGCTCCAAGTATTGAGTGTAATGATGGGACTTCTCACAAGACAACAGTTCTTACAGGATTACCTGATGTAATTTGGGGTAGACTGTATCAAGGTGTTCCTTCTACGAAAGGTACAAGACAGTCAATCAGTGACACTTGTGGTTACATGAAAACTGCTTGTGAAGTAGACTCAGACCTAATTGATGTTTTTGAGAAGGCAGAAGACAAAGCGTCTATGAGACTTGAAGAAGCTCAAGTTCATATTGAAGCTTTATCTCAAGAAGCTGCTTACTCAATCTTCTACGCTGATCTTAAAACAGAGCCAGATAAGTTCATGGGTTTTGCTCCAAGATTTTCTAGCTTTTCTGCTGAGAACTCTAAGCAACTTATTAACGGTGGTGGTATTGGTAACGATAACACTTCTATTTGGTTAATCACTTGGGCACCTCAAGCATCTCACTTAATTAGACCTAAAGGTGTAGAGCTAGGAATCAAGAGAAAAGATGCAGGTAATGAGTACTATGCTACTGACGCTAACGGCGATAAGTATAGAGCTTATAGAGAGGATTTCCAATGGCACATTGGTCTTTCTGTTAGAAACTGGCAATATGTTTCAAGAGTATGTAACATCGACGTATCTGAATTAACTATTGATGCTTCAAGTGGAGCTGACATTGTTAACCTAATGACAGAGGCGTACTACCAACATAAAGGTCGTAGATCTATGATGGGTAAAACAGTATTCTATGCAAACACTAACATCGTTAAGTTTCTTGATTACCAATATAGAATGAAGCCTAATCAAAACCTTTTCTTAACTTATGGTGAGCAAGGGCCTAACGCTAAAGAAGTGTTAATGTTTAGAGGAATACCTATACATGAATCTGACGCAATTTTAAATACAGAGGAAGCAGTATCGTAAGCTTCGGCTTACGGTATTCCTATTAGGAGTATAAAATGAATTTTGACAATGAAGCATTATTCTCAGACGCACAAGCTATCTCGGCTTCGGGCGATAACATTTCAGACAACATAATGGATCTAGGCGAGATGGGATTTGTTGCTTATAACGCAACAGGATCAGCGCAGACACAACTAAGAAAAAGAGTTGGTGTTGCAATGGTTATCCCTTTAGCGATTCAAGTTGTAGAGGATTTCGCAGGAGCAGCGACAGTACTTAAATTAGAATTTCAACAATCAGATGATGAAATTTTTTCTTCTCCTGAGAATGTAATTTCTATCGAAGTGGATGCTGCAGAATTAATAGCAGGATATCAGTTCCCTATTGATAAGTTTCCTAGAGAAATTACTAAAAGATTTGTAAGACTTAACTTTAACCTAGATGGTGCTGCTACTGCAGGTAAGATTACATCAGGTGTAGTTGCTGCTGTAGACGGTGGATACAGAGGGTAATAAATCTATAAGGGAGATATAGAATGAAGCACGTAGAAGAAGTACAAGTAAAAGTTGTTGCATTAAGAATGGGACAACATGGAGGATACCTCCGCAAAGCTGGCCAGACTTTCCTATTCGTAGGTAAGCTATTTAACGGTAACTTCCCTTCATGGGTAGAGCCTGTAAAAGAGTTCGAGTCTGAATATAGTAAATTAAGTGTCGCTGAAAAAGCAAAATATGAAGTGACAAAAATTAACGGTAAGCCAGTAAAAGAAGAGTCTCTTGACCTTGATAAGATTAAGGAAGAGATGAGAGCTGAGATCCTAGAGGAAGCTAAAGACGAAGTTCGTAAAGAGCTTGCGGAAGAGTTCTCAGGTGGTCAGTCGCTAGATAGCGAACCAGTATCAATCGTATAAAAACGACCGAGGGCTAAGATATGATGAATAAAACAGACATTGCTAACTTAGCCCTCAATACTTTAAGAGTATCAACTTACATATCAGATTTAGAAACAGATAACTCAGTCGAAGCCAGAGTCATAAGAAGATTTTTTAAGATGGCTCTTGATTATGTGACAGCTTTTCATCCTTGGACTTTCGCAACAACTACAGTAGAGCTTGTGAAAAAAGAGGACAACCCCGACAAAGAATTTCACTACAGCTATTATATCCCTAGTGACTCTATTCTTATAAGAGAGATTGCAAGCGAAGGGTATTTTAAAACAGGCGCAAGAGAAAATTACGTCGATGAGCTTCCATATTTCGAGGAGAGATCTGTAGGCGTGGACGAACTAATATATACAAACGTATGTCGTGCCCATGCAAAATATACAAAGTCCTATACAGGCAATGAACAATTTAAACAACACTTCGGCAGGGCAATAGCAGGAAGACTTGCAATGGAAATCGGGCCTGCGATTATAGCCGACAGATGGGATAAGATCATGCCTCGAATAGAAGGTTTAGCTTATAACATGATGTCAGAAGGTATCGCTGACGATATTGCCAGATCGCCACAAAAAGACTTCGCTCTGCCTACAGCAGTAAGAGCGAGGCATAAGTATGGCTACAGGTAAGCAACTCAGTTTTCAATACGGTGAGATATCGCCACTACAAAAATACAATCCATCAACAGACGCATACCAGACCGGATTAGAGGCACTAGAAAATATGACAGTTCGTCGTACAGGCGGTGTATCTAATAGGGCAGGGACAGTCGTTGAGAGGGCAGGATCTCTAACTAATAGTCCCGACTTCGATGGGTACTTAGGTCTATCCAAAATACCTTCTGTCAGGGTTATAGATGTTGATAGCTCTAACTATGGCAGGGTTAGATTTATATTTGTTAGGACGACAACTACATCAGGAAGTAATGCTTATGTAATATTTAGTATTCATGAAAAAGGGGTTCAGTCTAACTTTCTTATTACTAGGGGTACCTTTAATTTTATAAATCCCGAAGATATAAATAAGGTAGAGATTCAATATACTGATGGAGTGTTCATAATAACGCCATCTATGCAGCATGAAATAGGCTCTACAAAAGCTTTTTATGCGTACGGTAGTCTATCCGCAATTAAAGAGAAAGACTTGCCTATTCTTCCTGTGGTTAAACTTGATTTCTATACAGATAATATAGGATACGACTGGGGGTCTTTCGTCCCTAGCATATCCGATATCATATACAGGACAGTGGCAGACGGTTCACCTCCTCTTAATCCAGTGTCCTATCTTTTTACCGCAATTAATAAAGAGGGGTACGAGACTAAGTTGTACTATACGGGCACCTCTTTTGACACCAATCTGACAGACTCACAATTCTCTATAAGTCCTTTAGGTGGTAGTTGGGTAAGAATAGATGCGCTAGTTCCTGACGGCACCGCTAACCTACAGCAGTTTGCCTTTCCTGTTAATGTGGCAGGGGCTTTTCTAAGAAACGATTTTCTATTTACTCCCTTTTTTCCCGAAGAGATAAAAGAGGTGAGAGTTTATAGATCCGCGGAGGCATCTTTTGAAGATAGCGCAGGTGGGTACTATAGGGATTGGGAATATAAAAACTATGAGTATGTAGGAAGCATACAGGTCAAAGAAGGTCAGCCTAAAACTTTTTCAGATTATGGCATAGGCGATCCATCATTCACGCCACCGATAGATAAGTCACTATATAGATCCTCGTCGTTTATTAGATATGTCGAGTGTGCTTCTGTATATCAGCAGAGACAGTTTTGGGGCTTAGGTTCTGATCCCGAAAACGCTAATAAATATTATGAAGATGGCAGGATTGCTGCATCATCAGTAGAGAACTCTTTAAAGATGCAAAAGCCTTTAGTCATTCGTCCGGCTGGTGCCTTTGATTTTACTGTGCCTGTAGAAGACCAATCAAGAGTTTACTCTATAGTGTCTGATACAAGACTAGTTGTGCTTACAGATAAAAATGCTTTTGTAATAGCAGGTCAAGGCGAGCAGGGTATTGTTACTGCAACTCAAATTAATCCGCTAAAGATATCTGATGTCGGAGTAAGTAAAACAGTAAGAGCTAAGAAGATGGCAGGACTAGTTATATACCTAGACACCTATCACAATAAAGTTATGGCCATACAAAATAGCAATACTGGATCTACAGTTATCGAAGTATCTTCTATGTCAGAGCATTTAATTGATAAGCAGATCTTTGGGCTAGAGGTAGTAAGATCATCTAACGGAGATGAGACTGCATACATGATAAGATCAGATGGTCAGATTATAGCAGCTACTCTTACAGATGCAGGGCTAGGCTTTTCAAGATTATCTTTTGAAAATGGGATACCTCTATCAATATTTAAAACTACAAAGAAGAGGATATTTGATGCAGACTTCGAGTCTATAGATGAGGACTTCGAGACATTAGGTATTGTTATGCAAAGAGGTAACTCGGTTAATTTTGAATACTTGGATCAGAGAATTGATGAGACAGAGCTTGAGACATCATACCTTGATTGCTCTGTTAAGTTTGGATACAGACTTTCTAAAAGAGGGGCGAGAGGATATAGGCCTATAAACCTCGGAGGTATTAATATACTTCAAGGACTTCCTGACATAGCCACTATAAATATTGAAGCAGCCGATTACTCAAGTGGTAGTCCTTTGACCTTAGTATCCAACTATGATTTAGAGGAAATGGGGCAGTCACCTCTGATAAGATTTTTCTACGGAGATGACAGTATCGATTTTGCAGTAGACTACAGCTCTAGGTTCGAAAGGTTTGACGGAGATTTTAACTATACCGCTGTATCAAGCTATGATGTACCGGAAGAACTAAGAGACATAGACAGCCAAGACTTGTCGGCGGCAGAAAAGTCTTTACAAAAAAGTAGATGGCTTCCTGCTCTATCTGATTGGGGCTTTGAGCTAGAGGCATCAGGTTTACTAGATGTTATCTATGAGGCATTAGACCCTAGCTCATTCTATAACTACAATACCGGAACCAGAGTAATAGAAGACGGCTCATATACAATAGGATCCATAGCTGATGACCAGGTAATGTCCTCTCCACTTGATCTTGAAACCGGACTGTTTGAGTCGGTTATTACCGCGTCAGGAGGAAGTGTATCAATTAATGCTTTTCCAAGAGCAGTATGTAATGGAGTCGTAGGCATACCATATGCGTCAGACTTTGTGACATTGCCTATCGAACCTTCGGATAGCAGGACATTTACAGATACAAAGCTGATAATAAACAAAGTAGGTCTTGCGCTTTACAACTCTAACGCGCCGTACATAGGCGGTGCTGACACGCCGAATAACCTACTAGTTCCGACAGAGACTAGGACTGACACCAATTTATCTGAAAAAGATACACTTTTTTCTGGTCATGTTGCGCCTACTATCTCGTCAGACTGGAAAAAAGAGGGTAAAATTAGGGTAAGAAATTTGAATCCTGCGCCTCTTACAATATTGTCGGTGTACCCTAAAGGAATATCAGGAGAATAAAAATGTTTAATTTATCAGATCCATCAATATTTAGTGAATCCTCAGATAGAAATAATTATGTAATGACCGAGCAGGAGTTCGAAGCGGATCAAAGAAAAAAGAGGGCTGAAAGAGAAAGGTATTTAAAAGCTAATCCTCAAAATGATAGTGGCCCTGCAGGTACTTTAGAAAGTAAATCACTAGACATTGCAGGATTTATAGGCTCGCCATCTAGTAGCAGAATAAAGACTATAGGCGCACCATCTAAAAGAGAGCAGCTAAAGAAAAGCATAGCTCCTGCCTTTGGAGGTAATAGGGCACCAAGTAATCCTAATCAGCCAAACCCAGAAAAGAATGAATCCGCTTTAAGTGAAGCAGCGGAAGAGATAAGAAAAAGCAAGAAGCTAGAAGCTAAACAGAAAGAATTAGATATGCAGTCGGAGGCTATGCTAGACGGTGCAAGCTTCATGCTAGATGTATACAATGCTAATAGCGCATATAAAGCTTATGAAAATGCAAACGCTTTACAGATACAAGAAGCTAGAGCCGCTGCGTCTGATGCAATATTTAGAGGCAAGGAGCGAGCTTTCCAGATGACTCAGCAAGGTAACTTACTATCAGAAGATGTTAAGGTTGCTATGGCTGCACAAGGGCAAGACGTATCAGGGCCGGCGGTAGAATCAATAGTCGA